AAGCGCATCACCAGCAGTAGGAAGGACGATCAGAGCCATTTCGATATTCTGTGCCACCTCTGGCTCAGTATATGTTTTCTTTGATTCATCATACTTACCACCCTCGAAGTCCGCACGGATCGCCTTGGATGGATCCATGATAGAGAAAACAAGCTCGTTTCCTTCCTTGGATACCTGGTTGATCTTCTTGTTAGAAGTCTCGCTCTTGTGTGTGGTTGTGGTAGGATCCTTATCCTTGAAGGAACAAGTGTCCTGGTACACATCCACTGGCTTGAAGCCTGTAGTAGGCATTTGGGTTGGGTCTGCCTTATTGATAGGCGCATAATAGAGTGCCTTAATACCCATTGTTGATAAAATCATAGTTCTATAATTTTAAATTACTTGTTATGTCTAATATAGATCTCCAGGTAAACAGGAAAGAAGTGCTCATCTTTATCTTGCTCCTTAGTGGCTGGATCCAGGTGTGAGATCACCCAGTTATATCCTTCCTCAGCATTATAGTAGCTGTTCAGAGCCTCGATCGTTGCAGTCCTTATCTCCATCAACCTGGGGAAATTAATATCATACAGGATGGATCCATCTTTCTTCTTGCGCTTGATGTCGGGAACGTGGATATTTACAACTATAGAACCGACACAAAGATCACTGGATCCCTCGCTACCTTTTGAAAGGATGATCACATCCTCTTTTGTGAAGTCGTGCCTGGTGTAGCCCACCGAGCCTGTTAGCTTCACGGCTTTCAGTTTCTCTTTGAGTAACTGGTAAACCTTGATCTGAATATCTTCAACTGTAATCATAAAGAAATTCCAAATTGTTCCTTTGCCTTCATAGATGCCTCCAGCTTGATCCTCTGGATAACGGCTGGCATTTCTGCCTTTGCCTTCAATTCCGCTGGCATAATGACGTTATAGCCTTTCGCCTCCACATAGGAAGCGTATTCCATACCAGCGATAATGATCAGAGCAAACTGGTGGTTTATCCGATCCATCATTTCCTGGAGCACCTGGAGTGAGGCAGCTTTAGCCTCGCTGGATCCCATCATGCCGCCTGTGTTGATGATCTTACCACCCTTAACAACCGCATACCCTATGGAGTTTGTAAGGTTGCCAGTCCGATCAGTGTAGCTGTGCATTTCCTTAGCGTACTTTGCAAGTTTCTCTCCCATGTAGGAGAAATAGTACACTGTAGCGTTTTCAACACGCTCCTTGAACTCTCTTACAGCTTCTGGTATTAGGTTGTAACCAGAAACGTATTTTATCCCCATATCTCCAGATATTTTCTGTTAGCGTTATCTATGCCTTGTACGGTAAAAGATTCGGTGCTTCCATCCTCAAACGTTACCTCTACCTCAGAGCCTATCGTAATGTTCCCCTCAAAGCTCTTATCTATGAATACATCATAGGTGTAGAAGAAGGCTTGACCATCAGCCGATCTGTAGCTGGATGCTGGAATAGACTTGTCTATCTGGCATTCCATACCTTCCTCCCAGATAGGTTCTGAGCCAGTAATGAAGCCAGTATCCTCATCCTTCTCACCACCAGCCAGGGCTGTGTATCTGAATGTTCCGTTACACCTCATAATTTACCAAAGGTTTGATCCATCCTCAACTGTGGGCACATCCAGGTACTCATCAGCATCCAGATCATTCTCAGAGCATAGCCCTTTGATACGATCCTCCAGCTTATCCACTGAATAGCCCTGGGATGATTTACCCAAACTGTCGCTGGTTAGCACGATCAGCTTCTTCAATACATAGATTGCAGCTATTGCGATCTTGCTCTTATCCTCTGGCTTGTAGTCACCATCTACATCCTCTGAGGAAAAACCAGCATCCAGTAGGGCTTTTATCATCGTGGGCTGTGAAACAGAATAAGGCTCCAGTTCACCAGAGAGAGCCTGTTTGTTTGTTAATGCGCCCATGAGAGATTACTTATTAAGTTCTGCTTCCAGAGCCTCGATCTGATCAGAAGCGAGAGAAGCGACCTTGTTATTTACACCGTTGAAACCAGCGTTAGCATTTACAGCGGCTCCAATAACAGAAAGGGCTTCCTTGACCTTATTCAGATCATACTCTGTACCATTTACACACACAGTAGTAGGGTTGCCTCCCTTGTTGTCGGATTCTGTCTCAACAGAAACAAGCTCTACAGCACCCTTACTGATACACAAATTCAACCTGGCAGTATCATTCTCAATAATGAGAGTATCACCAGGATTGAGAAGGTTCCCAGTGATCTTGTCACGGAAAACCTTCTTTACCTTAGTTACGAATTTAATCTTTCCCATATATAAATATGTTAGAGAGTTTCGATTGTGCCATACTCAGATCGTGTGACGAACGATTTAGTATCAAGGTTTGCGCCCTCGATCGTCTGCTCCTTGAAGCCACGAACCTGTACGCAAACGATCTCACCAATACGAGTGATCAAAGGAAGCAAACGACCAGATCCCTGTGTGTACTCAGCTGCTGTTTGTCCTGTAGATTCTCCTGTGCGCCACTTAGCGATACGGATACCATTACCAGCGTTGATGTAGTCCACATCCTTTTCCTCCATCAGCTGGTTATCCTCGATCGCTGGCTGGATCTCAGCCACCTTGCCCTCTGGCTTGATACAGATGAAGTTATGATCCCAAGGATCAAGTGTCTTGCGCTTACCATCCTTATCAATGCCCATTCTGCGCTTAACCACAGTAATGTTAGGGATCTCGTTCTCTGTCAGCTCTGTTTCAAGCTCAGACTTTGTAACGGTCTGATCCTTCTTGTCTGAGCCGTGAACAAGCAAACGTGTTGCTGGGTTCATGCGCAACCAGTAATAAAGATCCTGGCTCATCAAGATCTCGCCTGGCTCGATACCACGATTTCGGAGACTTGAACAAATTGCAGCGAGTGTGAGGATAGGCGATACCTTGCCAGCCTTAACATTCTCATCAGTCCAATTATAGACTGAAATAAGTTTGTTTTCCTCATCCATGCAATAGTCGATCTCAAACTTACGACCGCCTGGGTTGTTTACCTCTGGCTCAAACTGAGCCACACCATCGTTACTGAATGCCTGGAGCAAGATGAAGTCCATAACATCCTTAACACCAAGATAAGCATCCTCCATAGATGCGTGAAGTGTCTTTTCGATAGCCTTAACCTTAGCCGTATCAGAGATATGAGGATTCTCATACACCTCCATCATCTTACGATACTCCTTAGCAGTCATAGGGAACTTGTGTCCCACACGTGGGATCTCCTTAGTCCATGTGTCAAAGCCATCGGCACGTCTGAGAGGTGTAGGAGATTCATCACCAAGCAGTGTAGCCATGAAACGGATGTGGTACTTTCCGATCACACCCTCGGCTGTGAGTGACAGCTGAGGTGTGTTCCATTCGCACCATGTGTCACAGTACATCTTCTGGAAGATTGTTTTCTCATTCTGGCTAGCCTTATCGAAGGTTTTCCTCCAGGTAGCCAGGAGATCCAGAGGCTTACCGTCTTTCACAAGATCCGTAAAATCATTAAATATTGATCTCATAAGTTGTACTTAAATTTAAATGTTAATAACTCTGTGTGAGAAGAACGTTGGCATTACCCTTCAATGCCCTACCATCAGCAGACTTCTGAGAACCTGGGATAGGTGGCACACGTCTCTCAAACATTCTGTAATTAAGTGTATGATCACATACATCTACCTGTGATTCATCCTGGCGAACATCTGTGTCTGTGATAAGGACAGCGTTAGCTGTGCCGATCTCTGCGGCATTTTCACCAGACTTAACAACCTCCTGGATGATGTTATCAGCAGCCAAACCACTGATAGCAGCAGAAAGAGTGATCTCACATGAGTTTGGAGTTTTCACTACCTTAGTGATTGTAACCGCACTCGCCCAGGTTCCAGAGATAGCTCCAGCCTTAGCAACACGATCGCCTTCACAGAAGATAGGCTCATAGAACTCATCAACATACAGGGTAACGGTTGTACCCTTGACAGACAAAACCTTTGCAGTCTTTACTACCTTAACTGTACGCTTCTGCTCATCATAGATAGCCAGTGTTCCAGCTGGGATCACGTCACCAACACGGAAATTCTGGCTTGTCTTATCCAGATTGAAGCCACCAGGCACGATAGTAGGAGAGCCTGTAAAAATCGGTCTTGAACCTACGAAAGATGCTTTTGTTCCTTTCATAATAACCTTTTTTATTCAACAGTGATACTTTTGAGCAAGGCATCAGCAGCTTCATCTACTTGCTGTTCCGTTGCTGTCTTGTTTTTCTGTTCTCCCTCAGAAGTAAGTCCCTCAGTAATGAAATCCTGTTTGAAAGCCTTGACGGTTTCCTCAATATCCTCATCATCCCCGATAGACTTTGCAAGTCGATCACGGAACTTAGTTGGGATCTTGTGGTTCTCCATCGCTTCCTTGATAAGTTTCTGGCGATCCTTGGTCTTGCCATCGACCTCGAATTGATCCATACGCTTTTCAAGTTTCTTAAGAAGCTCCAAAACCTGGTTATCGGTATTTTGTGGTGGATCTTGGTCACCGTCTGGATCATCATCACCTTCACCATCCTTGTTGGCTGGCTTCTGTTTCTTCTGATCCTTTTTGTTCTTTGGATCCTTCTTGTTGTTCGCCCACCTTGCAGCCTCTGACTGAGTACTAACAGCCACTTGCTTAATCTGGTTTGCTACTTTGCCGATCGCCTCCTCATCAGTCGAATCATCTTCAATACTTCCACCGATAGCTTCGGTTAAAGCCTTAAGACACTCCTCTGACAAGCCAGTGTCTTTGCACTGATCTTTAACTTTTGAAAAGAGTAACTTGTTCATATTGATACTTAAATTTGTTTAAACACCGCAAAGATAGGAAAATTTTCTAATATGCGTATAACATACGCATAATATTTTTATTTTTATAACATTAAGATATTCAGCGTTTTATGCACACTTGATAGAAAACAGATCAAAAATAAATAGAAAATAAATCTAAAAATGTTTGGTGTATTCAATAAAAAACACTATCTTTGCACCTGTGTTTCAGATACACACATCAAATGCAAGTTTAATTTTTAAATTATTACATCATGTTAAGATCAGAATTTGAACAAAGAGTTAATTACAAGGTGACAGAAGAAGAATTTAAGTCCATCAATGAAATGTATATGGATACAGATCTGGATAAGGATGATTTCTGTTTGCTCTATAATGCCTCACAATTCATCACCCAGAAGGTGGCAGACGTTGCACGTGAGAGAAAACAGCTCAGAGAGGAAAAGATCCAGTTAGGCTACTGGATGGCAGATCAGTTCCAGAAGCTGGGTACTATGGAACTCCGTAATAAGGCTGTGGAACTTCTGGGAGCACGCAATTATCTTCTTTATGTACTAGAGAAGAAATATGCTATTACAGATGAGGATCGTGATCTAATAACAAGTTTAATCTAGTTAGTTATGGGAGATCTTAAGAACGAATTACAGAAGATGCTGGAAGAACTGGAGCTTCGCAAGAAGAAGCTCAGTTCTCTTGATTTCAAGCAAAATCAGTATGTGGTACTATTCAAGCCAGTTAAGGGTGAAGGCGATCTGTACGGTGTGACAAAGAAGCCTCTAAACAAGATCAGCTCAGACATCCAGGACGTTCTTCCTGTTCCTGGTCTGGAGATCATCAAGGTTATGGGCTATACAGAGGCTCTGCTGCAAGCAAGCAAGTATAGCACCATCCAGGTAGGAAATATCACATACAAGTCGTTTGTTATGGCTCTATGGGGATATGTTCCAGAGCTTGCTGGGAAACTGGAAGCCGCCATATATCACATCAAGGAGCTACAGAAACAGTTAGCCTATGAGGTTTGCTCTGAGAAATAAAGACAAGCTGGTGAATGCTTTTGGCATAGAAGCGCACCAGCTTCTTTTAGATAGCTTGAAAGACTATGCTAGGAACCATGAGGATGTTTCTGTGTCTGGTTCCTTACCAGGTGAACGATCTTACCAGGTTTTTCTTGTGCCCAGCTTGAAAGGCACAGGAGATCGTTTCAAGTTTGCCATCATCAAGAAGGTGTATGACGTGTATCACGTTGCTTTTGTGGAACACATGAAGAACTAAAAAGCTACAGCCATGTTTATAATTACAGATAGAGCTGTGTTCGCTCCATACGAGGATCACAGCAATGAGTTTAGGAATGAGTACTATACTGAGGTGGATCTTACCACTCTGGTGATCTCTGAGGATCTTACCATGCGCCCTGCTTACTACCAGGTATTCAGAGAGTATAAGGAGAATAAGAGGATCCTTCGTGAATGGCTATATGCCAGCTCTCAGTTAAGCAAGATAAAATCATTCATTAATCAATATTTGAGCCATGCCAAAAATTAGGTATATCAAAAATGAGTTTCGCTTTGGGATCACAGAGTATAAAACACCGTGTCCCTTTGGTATGCGTGATCGCTATGCACTCCAGGTGTATGAGGTTGCCAGCCGTATGTGTAAGGATTGCCCTCACTTCGTGAAGGATGATCAGTTTAATTCAGTCTTAACCTGTAACTACCAGGAGAAGCAAGAGCAACAGGAGAAGGAGCACCAGGAGAAAAACGTTTTCGATGCTGCCGATCTCAGAAAGTCTGTGAAGGAGCTACAGGAGTATGGT